ATTAGTGAAGAAAGTGGAGCAGCACAAGATCATTTTGTAGTTGAGCCAGGATCAAATCATATACACTTAACTGGTGGAACTATTGACTTTACAAGAAACTCTCCAATAGATGAATTAAGGTTAGCATTTTCTTTAATCAATAAAGATGGAGACTCTGTAAGCAGTCCAGAATCTGTTAGAATCTTAGTTGAGTTTGCCGCAACAGAAGAGGCTGGTTCAGAGTTTGCAAGGTTTGAGGCAGAAGTTGTAGATGATAGTAGTGGTGGCGCATATGATTTTTCTACAGAAAGATATTTTGTAGTAACAAAGCAACTTCAAGATCTATACACGTCTGCTAACTTTACCTGGAATGCTGTTACAGTTGTTAAAATTTATGCATGTGTATTTGCAGAAGAGAGTGGTCCAATTGGAGTCCCATCACCAAATTATTATGTTGCTTTAGATGCACTAAGACTAGAAAATGTTGCAACAGTTAATCCACTTTACGGACTAACAGGATATTCAGTAATCAAAAATACAGATGCAACAACTGTAATAAAACCATCAAACACAAGTAATTACATTGAGTTTAGATTTGCTATAGGCCTATCAGTAGATATGACGTCATAATGGCTGATCCAGGTATTAAAAAAGTTAGAATTCCAAAAAATCAATTACCTCCAGTTGGTGATGATAATGAACATTCAATAAGGTATAGAGTTGTGTCTGATGATAAAAACAGAACATCACATTGGTCTCCAATCTTTATTGTTCCAGCGCAAGATACACAGCAAGTTAGTGGACAACTAATATATACTGGAGGTATTTTGATTGCTGTTTGGGGAGACGAACTAGATAGGCCATCGTATGATATTTTTGTTAAATTTGATGGGGGAGAATATGAATACCATGGAACATCTCCAACACATACATATACATTTTTAAAAACAGGAACCACAAGTGCTAGGGTTGCAATTCAAGTTGAAGGTATTAATAAAACAAGAAATGCAGCATTAACAATATTTGAATCAAGCGTAGTATCTATAGTATAATTGAAATAAGGAGATAACATGGCAAAAGTACCACTACCAGAACGAGGGCAACCATTAGATGTTACATACATCTATCAGTTGGCAGACACGATCAATGACCTTTCAACACAGGTTTCTTCTGCAACTTATAACTACACAACAATTGATACAGTCTCTGCTGGCAAACAAAATATTAAAACATCAGATGCTCGTGTTGTTGGCGGATATGTTGAAGTTGCAAACAACTCAACTGTTAGTGCTGGCAATGAAAAAATATTTTCATACGATTTCCCTAGCGATTTTAAGTTTGCTCCTATTGCAACTGCAACCGCAGTAAATATAGGAAACACACCTGCTGGACAAAATGTAACAGTAATCTTAAAAAATGTTACAACATCAAGAGTTGAGGGTCTAGTAAGGTTTGGTGCATCTGGAGATTTATCTTTAGCAGTACACTTAATCATTATTGGTATTCCAAACTAGAAAACATTTAATGTTAAATTGTAAAAAGTGTGGTGGTCGTTTATTTATTGATAGACAATATAGCGGAGTTCAACATATTGAAACCTATTGTATTGTTTGCGGAGCAAGAAAGTTTTTTCATCCGCCAACAGAAAGTGAAGAGGGAAGATGGTTACTAGCAAAGGAATTATTCAGAGCGAAACATACAATAACGAAACTGTAATTAAAGGCAATAAAAAAATATGGTTTCTTAATGGTGATCTTGTTAGACTCTATCATAGTTCCAGATCTACTGGTTTAGTTTCTGTTTATAATATTACAAAGGATAGACTTGAGACATGTCTACGTGCAGACTTTAGAAAAAATAGAGAACGTGCATATACCGTTGTAGAGACTGCTAAATTAGTTAATCGTCACAGAAAGTATATGCCAAAATTAATTAAGACTGGAGTTATACCTCCACCTATTGGTGCTAAGATAAATGGTGAGCGTGGATTTAGAATAAGATCTTATTACTCAGAAAGCATGGTAAGGGATATTCGTGCTATACTGGCTACTATACATATAGGACAACCAAGAAAAGACAAATTAATAACAAATAACATGACTCCTACAAGCCAAGAATTGACAAGGCGAATGGGAGACGGTATACTTACATATACGAAGACAGAAGATGGCAGGTTTATTCCTGTGTGGGCAGAGAATATTTAATAATAGAAATGGTGGGGTATGGAAGAAAATAACAGCACAAAGGTATCAGCAACACTGGGATACACATTAAATTTAGGAAATTTTCAATCCCTTAGAGTTGATCTTGGAGTCGTTGACAATGTACGCCAAGGGGAGACTACTGGCGATGCAATGGATCGTGTTTATACCTTTGTTGAAAACCAAGTTATTCAAAAGGTAAAAGACGCAAAAGAATCACTCTTAGAGGACTAATATGGCAGAGCGCAAAGACCGTATGGCTTTGCTAAGTAGATATAATAAATTACATCTACAAAGATATGAAGCCAAGTCTAATATGAATCTTAATGTTGAACAGTGGGCTGCCGATGCCCTTGTTGAATCTTATGGAATAGGCACATGTTATGATTTATTAGATTATTATTTTAATATTTCCCTTTCACCTTCTTGGAGTTATTTTGCATATAATGCTCAAAAGATATTAGAAGGAAAATTAGAAGCAGAACAAGACATTAAAGAGCGAGAAGAGCGAAGAATTCTAGCAAGGAAGTGGATTAGTGAATAATACAGAGGCAAAATTAATTACTGCAGTATTAAATGATAAACAGATTCACGTACTATTGCAAGCCAATGTTGACAACCTTTTAAGAACGCATAACGATGTCTGGAATTTTATTAGACAGTATTCAGAAAACAATCAATCAGTTCCACCAACATCATTGGTTGTAGAAAAGTTTAGAGACTTTAATCCAGTAGAAGGAGTTGGTGCAACAAAGCATCATCTTGAAGAATTACAAACAGAATATTTAAACGATAGCCTTAAAGATATTTTACGTAATGCAGCAGGCGAAGTTCAAAGCGGTAATGGAAATAATGCTCTTGAACATTTAATTACTAAAACATCAGAACTTAAAAAGAATACTGCTGCAATTAGAGATATTGAAGTAACAGACCTTGACTCTGCAGTTGCTTATTTTGAAAATGTAAAGAAGATGCAAGATCTTGGACAGGTTGGAATTAAAACTGGATTGCCAGGATTTGATAACTACTTACCTTCTGGAATTATGCCAGGACAACTTGGAGTCTTTCTTGCATACCCAGGTATTGGAAAGTCTTGGTTGGCTCTGTACTTCGCTGTACAGGCTTGGAAACAGGGTCGTAGCCCACTAGTCATAAGTCTTGAAATGTCTGAGACAGAAGTTCGTAACCGTGTATTTGCAATCATGGGTGAAGGTCTTTGGTCTCATCGTAAACTCAGCAATGGCGAAGTAGAGATTGATATGCTTAAAAAATGGCATGCTGATAAGTTGCAGGGTAAACCAGAGTTTCATATTATATCTAATGACAGTGGTGGAGAAGTAACTCCTTCAGTTATACGTGGAAAGATTGATCAGTATAAGCCAGACTTTGTTGTTGTTGACTATTTACAACTTATGTCTCCAAACCAAAAATCAGATAATGAAACAGTTCGTATGAAAAACCTTTCACGAGAACTTAAACTTATGTCTATCAGTGAAGAGGTTCCAATTATGGCTATCTCTTCTGCTACACCAGATGATGTTAAAGATTTGTCTAGCCCACCAACTTTAGGGCAGACTGCTTGGTCAAGACAGATTGCCTATGATGCTGACTGGGTAATGGCTCTTGGTCGTGCTACGAATAGTGATATTATTGAATGCGTATTTAGAAAAAATAGAAATGGTTTTATGGGTGATTTTTTAGTTCAAGTAGACTTTGATAGAGGATACTATCGCTATAAAGACTATGAGGATAAAAATGGTTAAAGATATGTATACGGCAGAACAAGTACGTCGTGTTCTAACTGGTGCTGGAATTGACATTGAGGCAGAGTATGGAACTGACTACATTGTCTTTTGCCCATATCATAATAACAATAGAACTCCTGCTGGAGAAGTATCAAAAGATCATGGAATGTTTTTTTGTTTTGGATGCCAAACAACAAAAAGCCTTATTGAATTTATAATGCACACATCTAATAGAACATACTTTGAGTCAATTAGATACATTAAAAGCAAAGAACAAGAGACAAGCATTGAGGATTCAGTTAACAAGGCATTAGTTGAAAAGCCAGAATTTGTTCAGTATGATGAACTTCTCATTAAAAGATTAACCAATCAAGCGTTGGAGTCTCCAAGAGCAGTTAGATATTTTGAAGGAAGAAGTATTACAAAAGACTCTATTAATAAATTTAATCTTGGGTATTCAGAAAAACAAGATTCAGTAACAATCCCAGTACACTCACCAGATGGAATGTGTATAGGGTTTGTGGCTAGAACTGTTGAAGGAAAAGAATTTAAAAATACACCTGGATTGCCAAAAGGTAAGGTATTATTTAATCTTCATAGAATTAAGGCATCAAGCACTGTCTATGTTGTTGAATCATCTTTTGATGCAATTAGATTAGACCAAGTTGGATTCCCTGCGGTTGCTACGCTAGGGGCAAATGTTTCTGCAGCACAGATAAAGTTATTAGAAAAATATTTTAATAACGTTGTACTGATTGCAGATAACGATGATGCAGGCGTAATAATGAGAGATAAGTTAATTGAAAAACTTGGATCTATTGTTACATCTGTTTATATAGATAAAAAATATAAAGACATAGGCGACATGGATGATGATGCAATTAAAAAACTGGAGTTTCAGTTTGACAATTCTATCATTGGTATGTTAAGATAGATAAAACAGAAAAGGAAAAATAATATGACTATTGTAAAGGGACTCAAGAACATTAACGCCCTAGTTGATAAGCCAAAGTATGACGAAAACTCACCAAAGGTAAGATGGCTAAAACTTGCTGATGGACAATCTGCAAAGATCAGATTCATTGAAGAACTTGATGAAGACTCTGCAAACTATAATCCAGAACGTGGATTAGCACTTGTTGTTAAAGAACACACAAATCCAAAAGACTATAAGCGTAAGGCTGTAGATACTATGGAGTCTGAAGGCCGCGACTGGGCTGAAGAGATGCATCGCAAAGATCCAAAGGCTGGCTGGAGAGCACGTCTTCGTTTTTATTGCAACGTACTTGTAGATGATGGAATTGAAGAGCCATATGTTGCTATTTGGTCAATGGGCGTAAGCAAGCAATCTGCATTTAATACTATTCGTGAGTATGCTCTTGAAACAGGAAGCATCTCAAATATTTCATGGAAATTAAAACGTAACGGTCAGGGAACTGAAACAAGTTACACGCTAATTCCATCTGCACCAGACAAAGAGCCATTTGACTGGGCAGCACTAAAGCCATACGCTCTTGAGTTAGCACTAAAGAAAATTCCTTATGCTGAACAAGAAGCATTCTATTTGGGGTTTGATACTCCATCTGTAACTTCATCAACCAACACAGATTGGTAAAATGAGTTACGTAGGCTTACATGTTCATACTCACTACTCCCTATTTGACGGCGTAGCAACTCCACAGGAGTACGTTGACCGTGCTAGCAAGTTGGGTATGACTGCTCTTGCAATTACAGATCATGGTTCATTATCTGGTCACAGAGAAATGTATCGTGCTGCAAAAGAAAAGGGTATTAAGCCAATACTTGGTCTAGAAGGCTATATGTGTGCAGACATCTCTGACCGCAGAGATAAGTCTGAAAGAGAAGGTCAACAAGATCTTGTCTATAACCATATAGTTCTTCTAGCCAAGAACCAAGTAGGTTTAGAAAATTTAAATAAAATTAGTGAAATAGCATGGACAGACGGATTTTTTAAGAAGCCAAGGTTTGACTTTGAAATTCTTAAAAAATACAGCAAAGGAATTATTGTAACTTCTGCGTGTCCAAGTAGCGTTATCGTAAAGGCGCTTGAAGAAAATGAATTTGCTCTTGCCAAGAAACATATACGGTGGTTTAAAGATACTTTTGGCAGTGATTATTATATTGAAGTTATGCCACATAACACACCAGAAATTAACAAACATCTTATTGAACTTGCAGATGAATTTAAAATTGATGTTGTAGTTACTCCAGACTGTCATCATTCAGACACTTCTCAAAGAGAAATTCAAGAGTTTAAGTTGCTTATGAATACTCACGCAAAAGTAAATAAAGAAGCATCATATGAAAAGTCTAAGAAAAAAGAAAATATGATGGATCGCCTTGACTATCTTTATGGAGAAGATCGTCAAATTACTTTTAATAAATTTGACATTCACTTGTTGTCATATGAAGAGATTAAGTCAGCAATGGAAGCACAAGGTATTGATAGGCCCGATATATATGAGAATACATTAAAGTTAGCGAACACAGTAGAAGATTATGACATCAAAGATGGATTAAACCTTCTTCCAGTTCAATATAAAAATCCAGATCAAGAGTTAGCAAACCTAGCAATTGCTGCACTAGAAGAAAAAAGGCTTAATTCTAACTGGCTTGGCAATGACGTTTATGATGTTCGCTTAATGGAAGAATTAGAAATTATTCGTAATAAAAAGTTTGCACCATACTTCCTTGTAGTTCAAAATATGATTTCTTGGGCTAAAAAAGAAAACATAATGGTTGGTCCAGGCCGTGGATCTTCTGCTGGCTCACTGGTTTGTTATCTTCTTGGAATTACAGATATTGATCCAATTGAGCATGGACTTCTTTTCTTTAGATTTATTAATCCAGAACGTAATGACTTCCCTGATATTGATACAGATATTCAAGATACAAGACGTGACGATGTAAAAGATTATCTTGTAAGACAGTATAGACACGTAGCGTCTATTGCAACATTCCTTGAGTTTAAGGATAAAGGAGTAGTAAGAGACGTTTCTAGAGTTCTTGATATTCCATTAACAGATGTTAATAAAGTTCTTAAACTTGTTGATACTTGGGATGAGTTTTGTACATCTAGAAATACTGTTTGGTTTAGAGAAAAATATCCAGAAGTTGTTATTTATGGAGATCAGTTACGTGGAAGAATTCGTGGTACTGGAATTCACGCAGCAGGAGTTGTAACAAGTAAAGATCCAATATTTAGATATGCTCCATTAGAAACTCGTTCGTCTCCAGGTTCAGATGAAAGAATTCCTGTTGTTGGAATTGACATGAGCGAAGCAGAAAGAATTGGCCTAATTAAAATTGATGCTCTTGGATTAAAAACATTAAGCGTTATTCAAGATGCAATATCTATGATTAAAGAAAATCATTATGTAGATGTTAACTTGTTAACTCTGGATATGGCAGATTCAAAGATTTATCAAATGCTTTCTGATGGATATACTAAGGGTGTGTTTCAGTGTGAAGCAACTCCATACACAAACCTTCTAGTAAAAATGGGGGTAAAGAATTTTAACGAACTAGCAGCATCAAATGCACTAGTACGTCCAGGAGCAATGAATACAATTGGTAAAGACTATATTGCTCGTAAACACGGCAAACAAAATGTATCTTATACACATCAGATTATGAAGGATTTTACTAGTGATACATATGGGTGTATCCTATATCAGGAACAGGTTATGCAGGCTTGCGTTCACTTAGGTGGAATGACAATGGCAGAGGCTGATAAAGTTCGTAAGATTATTGGAAAGAAAAAAGATGCGAAAGAATTTGATGAATTCCGTGATAGGTTTGTTGCTGGTGCCTCTAGGTATATTAGTCCTAATTCCGCTTTGGATTTGTGGCATGATTTTGAAGCACATGCAGGCTACTCGTTTAACAAATCGCATGCCGTTGCTTACAGTACTCTCTCGTATTGGACAGCGTGGCTCAAACAC